GTTGTTTAAAGAAGTTATCGTCTGGATATAGTCATGATGAGTTCATGAATATATTAAGAGAACGTACAGGCGGAAGACCAAAAGATCTTGAAGATGTGATGTGTGACTTTGTAAGGTTTGGTCAGAACTATGTGCCTCGTGGAAATGGAACATTCGATCATATTCCAAGTACTATAACTAATAACAGCGGTTGGGTTTCAGGTTGGAAACAAAGACAAGGAACACCACCGGATACTAATACACTACCAATATAATGCCACACAATAATCACGTAGAAGATGGTTTCAATATCGATGTCGGTATGATGCAACCTGAAGAAGCAAAAGAATATTACTTAGATCTTGCACAGTTTTGGACTGATCCTAATCCAGCTCCACGTATTGTTGAGCATGAAGGTATTCGAGTTGTAAGAGATGATGACTTAGTTGGATCGAAGGTCCGAGGTGGAGATTGTCTTATTAGTTCTCTTCCACGTCATATTGACACAATAGTTTATGTGCAACCAAGAACTGGTTTAGCTGGTGTAAGTATATTAGATGTAGCAAAGAGACATAATAAATCTGTAAGATTATTCATGCCATCATCTAAAAAGATCTCACATCACCAAGCTTGTTGTATAGAGCAAGGTGCAGAGGTTAGCTTTCATAGAATTGCTGCCATGCCTAATCTAAATAAGATAGCAAAGGAATGGGCTGATAAAAAGGAAAATGCATTCTTTGTACCATTAGGATTAAAACATAGAATGGTTACAGCAGGAATTGTAAAGGTTGCATCGCAAATAAAAGAACCTGAACAAGTATGGGTTGCTACATCAACTGGTGTATTGACTCGTGGATTACAAATTGCTTGGCCGAATGCAGAGTTTGTCTCTGTTGCTGTAAGTAGAAACATGAAGGCTGGTGAATTAGGTAGAGCAAGAGTTATATCTGAGAAAAAAGCTTTCACGGCTCATGAGAGTAAAGAGAACTTACCACCATTTCCAAACATAGATACTTACGATGGTAAGGTATGGAAATATATTCCTAAGCATTCTGATAAAGATATATTATTTTGGAATGTAGGTAAAGAACCAGTATTACATGATGATACATTATATGAAACAACTGATAGCTATAGAAAATGGGATAAAGATTTATGATTACAGGAACATTTAATAAGATACCACGTAAGAAGAACAGCCATGGATATGGTTGGGCACGTACATGGGCAGAGAACTTAAAGGTAGGTATTAACCACGATGCTGATCCAGTTGAGATATTATACTTAGACCATGGTGTAAACTTTGGTGGTGGTCTTAATCTATTCGGTGGATTTGATGAGAAGCTTAAACAAAGAGTAGATAATTTTTTAGCAGCTGATAAGGTTTATTCGCTTGATATAGATATGCCAGAATATGGTAACATGTTAGCCAAGAGAAAAGATGTAGAGGATAAAGCGTGGTGTGCTCGTGTTCAACAGAAATGTGACAATGCACAAACATTACTATCCACTGATCTTGATACACAATGGCTGACAATAGGTGATTCTCATACAGCAGCGTTTGCCCCACCAGGAAGTATGGTGATTAAGACTAATGGTCTTACACTAAACGGCCAAATCAAATCTAACTTTCAATACGTAACAGATCATATAGCTAAGTGCAATAACCTACAAGGTATCACATTAAGCTTTGGTAATATAGATGTGAGACATCACTTATGCAGATTACATATTGATCCAAGAGATATGTGGATAGATCTAAAAAGGTTTGGTGATAGCTTGCCAATTCCAGTAGAATATTCTGTTCCATGGCCTATAGAGTTTGAAGGCAGAAGATTACCAAAGACTGGTTACTATAAAGGTCAACCATTTTGGGGATCATACTATGAAAGATCACAAATGCTTGAAAGAATCTTTGAGACTATGGATATGATTAGTATGAATAGAGTTTTATATCCAATGGAATGGTTAAAGATGAATCCAGAAGAATTTGCTAAAACCAAAATGGAAGGTACAAGCTCAGTACACATATCACCAGAAGTATATAGACGAAAAGATTTCGGTCAGCAGTATGTACTTCCGATATAATTATGATATAATATATACATAAATTAAATAATGAAGGAGTAAATAAATGGGCATAATGGATCGTTTACAGAAGAACTCACGTATCAAAGAGTCTTCGCAACTTGACAAAAGCAAGTTGTTTTCTGATAAGGACATGGTTCCAACACCTGTCCCAATGATTAACGTTGCACTATCAGGTGACCCAGACGGTGGTCTGAGTTCAGGTTTAACAGTATTGGCAGGACCATCGAAGCATTTTAAGACTTCTTTTGCCTTGTTAATGGCAGCAGCTTACTTAGATAAGTATGACGATGCTGTTTTGTTATTCTATGATTCAGAGTTTGGCAGCCCGCAACAATACTTTAAGTCGTTTGGTATAGACACTTCGAGAGTTCTACATAGCCCCATTACTAATGTAGAAGAACTGAAGTTTGATCTAATATCCCAGTTAGAGAATATCGAACGCAAAGATAGAGTCATTATTATAATTGATTCTATCGGTAACCTAGCTTCTAAAAAGGAGCTGGAAGATGCTATGAATGAAAAGTCAGTAGCAGATATGTCGAGAGCGAAAGCCCTCAAAGGTCTATTTAGGATGACAACACCCTATCTAACAATGCGCGACATACCGTTGTTAGCAGTCAACCATACATATCAAGAAATCGGCTTATTCCCTAAAGCAGTCGTTTCCGGTGGTACAGGTATATACTACTCCTCAGATAATATCTGGATCATCGGACGTCAGCAAGAGAAGAAGGGAACAGAAATTTTAGGATATAACTTTGTAATCAATGTAGAAAAGTCAAGGTTTGTCCGTGAGAAGTCTAAGATTCCTATTGCAGTTACATGGGAAGGTGGTATTGAAACCTACTCAGGTCTATTAGATGTTGCATTAGAAGGTGGATATGTTGCTAAGCCTACAATTGGTTGGTACTCAAAGGTTGATAAAACCACTGGTGAGATAGAAGATAAAAAGGTTCGTGTTGCTGAAACACTTAAGGAATCTTTCTGGGCACCTATCTTTGCTAACACAGACTTTAAACAATATCTTAAAGATAAATATGAAGTAGGTCATGCCGAAATGATTAAATCAAACCCTGAAGATTTGGATATTTAATGCAGATAGAAACATTAATCTTACGTAACCTAATGTTAAATGAGGATTACACCAGAACGGTGATTCCTCATTTGAAAACTATATACTTTGAGAATCCATATAGAGATGTCTTTAATGAGATTGTTGGCTTCGTGAATAAGTTTAATAAGTTACCAAGTGCTGATGCGTTGAGTATAGAACTAAGGAATAATCCTAAGATAGGATCTGATTCATTAGCTCTTATACCTGAGATCAGTAAACCAGATACAGAACAAACCCAAGAGTGGTTAGTTGAGAAGACTGAGAAGTGGTGTCAAGACAGAGCAATCTACTTGGCAATCATGGATTCAATTAATATTATTGAAGGTAAGCATGAGACATATGACAAGAATGCATTGCCTACAATACTCAGTGAGGCTTTAGGTGTTAACTTTGATATGAGAGTTGGTCACGATTATGTTGATGACTCTGATGGTCGTTATGATTTCTATCATAGGCAAGAAGAACACCTACCATTTGACTTAGAAAAGTTTAACGCAATCACCAAAGGTGGTCTTGTGAAGAAATCTCTTAATGTTGCTTTGGCTGGTACAGGTGTTGGTAAGTCATTGTTTATGTGTCATGTTGCCGCTGGTGCTTTAACACAGATGAAAAATGTGTTATATATAACTATGGAGATGGCAGAAGAAAGGATAGCTGAACGTATTGACGCTAACCTTATGAATGTGCCTATTGACCAGTTAGAGAATTTAAGTAAGGATATGTTTGATAAGAAGATGCATAAGCTTACTGATAAAGGGGTAGGTAAATTGATTGTAAAGGAATATCCTACAGGAGCTGCAAGTGCTATTCACTTTAGGGCATTACTTAAAGAGTTAAAGATCAAACGTGACTTCACACCTGATCTTATTTGTATAGACTACTTGAATATATGTTCAAGTGCACGTATGAAATCTATGGGTGGATCTATTAACTCATATATTATGGTCAAAGCAATTGCAGAAGAATTGCGTGGTTTGGCAGTAGAGTATAACTTACCTATTGTTACAGCTACACAAACCACCCGCTCTGGATTTGGTAACTCTGATGTAGGTTTAGAAGATACGAGTGAATCATTTGGTTTACCAGCTACGGCTGATCTAATGTTTGCACTTATAGCTACTGAGGAGTTAGATAACCTTAACCAGATAATGGTCAAGCAATTAAAGAATAGATACAATGATCCAACCGGTGGTAATAAGAAGTTTGTATTAGGAATTGACAGAGCTAAGATGAGACTGTATGATGTAGAGGATACGGCCCAGACTCTTAATGTAAGAGATGAGCCACCTAAAGTTTCACCAAGATATGATAAAATAGGAGAGGGATTTAATTATGAATAAACTAAAACCGTATATTTCTAGAATGCTGAACAAAGAACATCTAATGAAGATGTCTAAAGTTCAATTAGAGAAGGAAGCTCGGAAACAGGGTGTTGAGTTAGATCGACGTGAGAAGAAGACTGCTCTCGTTGAACAAATATTGGCACTGTGAGTAAGATACATGGCAAGATGTGGGGAGATAGATATCTCCACTTAGCCAAAGAAGTATCTACTTGGTCTAAAGACCCAAGCACTAAAGTTGGTGCTGTAGTTGTTGGAGATCATGGTCAAATATTATCTCAAGGATTCAATGGTTTCCCAAGAGGTATTAATGATAATTCTGCCAGATTAAAAGATAAACAAAAAAAGTATAAATTAGTTGTACATGCCGAGATGAATGCTATATATAATGCTGGTCTTAATGGTATTTCTTTAGATGGATCAACGTTATATGTATATGGTTTGCCTGTTTGTAATGAATGTGCGAAGGGTATTATACAGGTTGGTATAAAGAAAGTTGTTGCTGTTCGACCAAAAGATTATAATACTGATTGGGATGATTCAATAAAGGATGCCCAGGCTTTGTTTAAAGAAGCTGAGGTAATGTATTTAATAAATGTGGAGAAAGATTAATGGGAAAACAAATGATACCCGGAGCTAAGAAAAGAGTAAAGGGTCAACCGAGGTTTGTCAAGGATATGAGTCATAGTACTCATACAGCAAAAAGACATCCTACTTCAAAGAGGGTAAAAAAATAATGTTTAAAGCACTTTTTAATCAAGGATATTCTAAAGCGTTTATGGATAGGATTGAATTCCGCCGTAAGGAATATTACGAAAAACGTAGAATACAAACAATAAGAGCCAATGCTATGAAGATGGCACATAACTGGAGTCATGAGTATCCAACCGGTACTCCATTAGAATATATCAGAGATGATATCATTGAGTGTTGGGAGAGAACTGCAGGTGTTGGTATCTATGCAGGACTTGTTAATAAAGAATCTACTGACAGCCATATGGAAGCAGTACAAACTGTGACTGCACGTGGCACACGGAAAGATCCTGTTGCACAGGCTACAATAAAGAAGTATAAACATGAATGGAGAAATCCACCTGATGAAAATACAGTTCCATACAAAATTGAAAGATAGTATGTACAAACCGCACAAACTATGTTATAATATACCTTTGAATGGAGAAATAAATGAAACATAAAATTATAGGTTTAACAGCGGGTGTATTACTTGCTGCATCATTGTCAGCAATGGCAGACACTATTGATATTAAAGATCATTATCGTGAGATTATATACTTAGAACCATATACGGTTGAAGTATGTAGTAAGCAACAAGTATCAGCAGCGTCTCAAGCAGACATTGCTAATGCAGCATTTTGGGGAGCAATCTTCGGTGCAGTTGTCGGTGATGTAGTAACAGATGGAGATGGTGGTAAATTGCCAGGAGCTGTTATTGGTGGTGCAATCGGTGCGAATAATGCAGCTGCAGAGTCAGGTACAACTACGGCCACGGTATGTAAGACAGAAACACGTAAGAAATCTACATCAGTTAATGAATATTCACACTCAACTATTACATTCTATTATGATGGTAATACGTATGAAGTAGATTTTATTAAGCAATGAAGTTAAAACCTAAATTCATACCATTTGAGAAATGGTCATTCGTAGACCGCAATGATCTAGATACCGAACACTGGTATATACGATTAGAAGGTGGTGAATACCATGATGTCATATATAGATATATGGATGTTAAACTTAATGATACAACTAAATCTATAAATTTCGATTATGAAATTGTAGAATTCCCAATGGAGACACCTCATGGTGATCCGCAATTCAATGAAGCGGCAGGTAATATACTACAGAGTATACTAGCCGATACTATGGAAAAACAGGATTTTGTACTAGGTGCAAAAAATAAGTAATGAACGTAAAAGAAACACTAACCATTCTCTCAGAAGAATGTGCTGAAGTCGTACAGGCTAACTCTAAGTTAATTAGATTTGGCCCATATGATGATCAAAATATAATTGAACTTGAAAAAGAACTAGGTGATGTCATGGCTGTAGTCATGATTTTAGATTACTATGGCTATGTTAGTCTTGGTAATATTCAAAAGAATATAGAGCCTAAACTCCAAAAGCTCAAAAAATATAGTAAAATTAAGAATTTAAATAAAATAATTAAGAATTTATAAATCTATAAATACCTTTATATCTTCAATTTATAAGGGTGTTAATGAAGTCTTTAAAGCTATTCCTCGAGGGAAGAAATGATCCCTCAATCTTTCACGCAGTATTTATGGCAGGTGCTCCTGGCGCAGGCAAATCTTTTGTCTCTGATTGGATGTCTTTAGGTCCACAACTTGGTTATAAAGTAATCAATTCAGATGTAGAGTTTACACGTTATATGAAAGAAGCAGGTTTAACTGATGAGAAAGGAGCAGTTATACTTGACCCTGAACAAGAATTTGAACGTGGTGTAATACGTACAGTTGCAAAGAGACACACACAAGCAAAAACTAACTATGCCATGGTTGGAAGATTAGGTCTTGTTATTGATGGTACTGGTGCAAATGCTTCTAAAGTACAAAAACAAAAAGCAACATTAGAAAAGCTTGGCTATGAAACAGCCATGGTGTATGTTAGTATTCCGTTAGAGGATTCAATCGAATCAGACAGAAAGCGTGGTGAAGAGGGTGGAAGATCTATTGGCCCAGAGCTTGTCACACAAAAATTCAAAGAATTAGACAAGAGTATACCCAAATTAAAGAAATCATTTGGCAAAATGTTTTTTGTGATAGATAATACTGTAAGAGAAAAAACACCAGCCTTAATTCGTAAAGTAGAAAGTGTAATCAAAAAATGGTCTAAACAATTGCCTAAAAATAAAGCAGCAAAAGAATGGATGAAAAATAATTAATGCTAAATTTTAAAGAACAAGTAAATGAAACAACTGGCATGCGTTTAGTCGATCTTCTTCCAAAGAAGGTCAAACGTATGATATACAGAGTTGCACATCAAGACAAATATAAAGGTGCTTTGCTTATGATGAAGCATTTAAGAAAAGATCCTGATGTAATCTCAAGAGGCTTGAGTAAACACCAGATTCAAAGTATTGCTGCTGATCATTTTGGTTTAAATCACAGAGAGTTTGCAAAGATACTTAATCGTCAAACAAGATACGAAGAAGCTCCTCCAGGAATGGCAGACACAGTCAAGAAATTTAAAGCAGATGGGATGGATGACGATATGGCATTTGCCCTTGCTTGGAAAATATATAATAAGAAAAAAGAAGAAGTAGAATCTATAACAGAAGCTTATACAATTGCTTATACAAAACCAGCAGATATTAAACATATAAATTATTCTGATGAACAATTAGGACAAATTGCTGATTTATATGGTAAGGTGAAGAGCAAGCATGCAACACCTTTAATATTCGATACTAACCCAACAAATAAGGTAATTAAATTTCATACTTCTATATTTGATCCAGCTATGGGTGATAAGTATACATCTATAAACATTGTTAAAGGTACTGGCTCAGTATCAAATGTTAAGTCTGTTGAACTTGAAGATTTTGGTATAGCAACTTCTACTCACTTCTTAGAATTCTTTCAAGCTATTGGTTTGTTTATGAATAAACCTTTAGATGAAACTAATTTTAAAACAGAATTAGGTGGACAGTTTATACAAGGTGATTTTAAGATACGTAACTATATTAAAAAGTGGGATAAGTTTATAAATTACTGTGAGCAAGATAAAGACATTCAAGCAGATGTTATTATGTTAGTGAATGGATCTCACTATTATCGCAAAAAAATAGATGTTACAAATCCATATGTAATTTGGACAGGCATTGATAAATACTATACAGCATTAAAACAGAAAGAAGGTATTGAAGGTGATATTAAAAAAAATACTGCTGATTGTGTTCTTATTAATGGTACACCTGATAAGTTATATGCAGCATTGAGTGGTAAAGAACCAATTGTTACAGATGATGATACTGGTAAACTATCATGTGATGGCGTTGATTGGTATCAAATATCTTTAAAGAAAGAAGAGGGTGGAGCCAAGCTTGGTAAGATAACTAAATTTATAAAAGGTAATTATGCACCTGACCAAAGTAATTGGGACTTAGCAAAGATTAATGACTTGTTTAAAGAAAATATGTCTGATCAGGATATTGAAAATCTGATTATAGAAGGTTTCTTTGGAGACATTGGTAAATCAATGGCAAAATTAGGTAAAGACCAATTTGATAAATTCAAAAAGGCTGCAGCATCTATTTTACAATTCGGTAAAAAATTATTTAATAAAATGACAAAGCTAGGAAAGAAATATGAAAAGGATGTATTTAAAGATATAGAGAGACTTACAAAGAGAAGTAAATTCCTTAAAGAAGGTACACTTAATGAGAAAGCAAGTCAAACAGATCAGTTGAGAGCTATCGTTAAAGACAGAATAATAAGAAATAAATATGAAAAGGTAATTCTAAATGAATTCAATAATATTACTACTGCTGAGAATGATTATGTACAGATAAGAATAAATAAAAACCCTAAATTTGCAATTACTAATGACTCAATTAATTTCTTAGTGAGTAATATTATATCATTCCAACTTATAAATGATATGATTTTAGATGTAAAGCAGAATGGTATCAATGTTCTTAATGACTTAAACCAAAGTATGTCTATGGGTGATACAAAGTTGCCAGTAGTAAAAGTTTATGGTAAAGCAGATGGAGCCGACTTTAAAGTTATTACGGTTGGCTCAATAAGTCAGACTAATCCCATACTTGATGACAAACAAGTTTCTATTTTAAAGGTTCTTGTAAATCCTCATAACGAATATTGGACATGTAATGCATGGATATTTGCTGAGATGACTAATGATGGTGTATCAAAGTACAATAAGATAGCATTTAAGAAGAGTGGTTCCGCATCATTCAATTATAATATTGAAGGTACATCAACTATTCCAGAAGATAAAATTAAAGGATTTTAATGAATCTAAAACAACACATATCAGAAGCAAAGAATACTCATATGACTCACATTGAAGATATGGTTATAGACGGTGGTGTACAAGGTGCAAGGTCAGCTATCTTTGCCCTACGCGATTTAAGAGATATGTTAGCTGGTCATACGAATGATACTAAACAGGTAACGGTTAAATGGGATGGTGCACCAGCAGTATTTGCTGGCGTTGACCCGAGCGATGGTAAATTCTTTGTTGCAAAGAAAGGAATATTCAATAAGAATCCTAAGGTATATAAGAGCGTTAAAGATGTAAAAGCCGATACCTCAGGTGATTTAGCAGCAAAGCTCACGATAGCATTTCAAGAATTAAGTAAGCTTGGTATAAAGAAAGGAGTCTACCAAGGTGATATCATGTTCACTAAAAAAGACTTAAAGAAAGCAACAATTGATGGTGTGAAGTATGTAACTTTCCACCCTAATACTATAGTATATGCAGTACCTGTAGAAGCAGCGCAAGAGATTATGAGAGCGAAGATCGGTGTAGTGTGGCATACTTATTACTCAGGCTCAACCTTTGACAAGATGAATGCATCATTTGGTGTATCCATTGGAGCATTTAAGACAGTTCGTTCGGTATGGCAGAAGTCCGCCAACCTTCCAGACATATCTGGTTTAGCCACATTAACTAAAAAGGATACTGATGAAATTACGAAACACATCTCAAATGCAGGAAAGCTCTTTCAAAAAATCGCTGCCACTACGCTTAATGACGTGGCTACAAATAAAGATATTAACTTATTTATTAATACCTTTCGCAATACGAAGGTTAGATCACAAGATGAAGTCACAAACTCCAAAGCGTACGTACAAGAGCTTATCGGATGGATCGAAAGTCGTTATAACACCGAAATCGAAAGGCTTAAGAGCAATGCTGGGAAGGATAGGAAGGAACAAGCAAAACTGGCAGCCTTAGAATTCTTCTCAGATGAGAACAAAGATGGCCTTATAAGTATGATTGATATGCAGAATGAATTAGTAATAGCTAAGAAAATGCTATTAAAGCATCTGGACAGTATGGATAGTATAAATACATTTATAAAGACTAAAGACGGTTTTAGGGTAACAGGAGCTGAAGGCTATGTTGCTATAGATCATTTAACGAACGGTGCAGTTAAAATTGTAGATAGGATGGAATTTTCCTATAATAACTTTAGCAAAGACATAATAAAAGGATGGGAGTCTGAATCACGATGATTACAATAAAAGAATTAAGAGAAGCTTATACTAGAGCAGATCAAAAGAAAACTGATGCTCATAATAGAAAAATCGATAAAGCTGAAAGAGGTTCCCAACCCAAAATTAAAAGTGGACCAGTATCAAAAGCACATCAAGCAGTAGCAAAGACTAAAGCTGAATGGGATAAGATACGTAAACAAACTCAGGCAGGTAATGAGAAACTTTTAATGAAACGTATGACACCTGCTCAGAAAAAAGCTTATATTAAAAATAAAAAAAACAAGGATTGGGAATTCGATTATGCCATGGCACAAATTGGTATAGATACAGGAGCAAGAATAAAATGAAATTAATAGAAAGAATAGTTAAAGAACATACTGAACCTCAGGCAATAAACGAAGCTCGTAAGACTCGAGCTGAATACTATCAAGACTATAGGAATGATAAGCATTATTCGCCTTTAATAACGGCGGCAGAATATGTTGTAATTGCTGGTAAAGGCAAAACTACTGTTGAAGTTCCATGGGATGCTTATAATGATAAAAACAAAGATCAGAATAAGCGTAAACATAAATTCCTTAAAAACCAATTTGGTATCGATATTACAGGTGAACATTATGATGCTGAACAAGGTAAAAAAATAAAGAACCTTTATAATAAAAATGGTTGGGCTAAGGATATAAAAGATACAAGCTTTGAGAGCCACGTGCGTGATAATTCCGATTTTGAAAAAACTCCCGACTTCTTTCTAATTATTGATGGTGAAGCTTTATTATCATTGAACCATTATGGACGTCCTGATTATGGTTCCGGCCCAGAGTACGATTTTGAAAAACTATTCGATAGACCACCAGAGGCAAAAGATCGAGAGTGGATCGAAACTTGGAGAAAGCTTGGGGTTAAAAGAGATCAAACCGAATGGAGGAAACATAGTGGGAATGATGACCCTGAGGGTAAGCGCGCTATCCCCTCGGAATCAGGATTTGCCGGTGAAAAATATTATAAATTTACCAAAGAAATTCATCCGGTGGATTATGATCCAAGACCAATAATAACAGTTCGTACTACAAAATTTGGTAACGGCGATGATGTTATGGCAAAAATAACTGGTGAAAGACGAGATATAATGGATTTTTTATCTAGCGAAGAGTATAAAACTGATTCTTATGTACCAAGTAGAGATCCAGGTTGGCGTTATCTCGGGTCTTTCCCAGCAAAAATTCAAAAACAATTAAAAATGAAAGTTTACAAAAAAAATAGTAAACAATTCAAAGATTGGAGAGCAAATAAAATTTCATACACAGAGTTACAAAAATGAAATCATTAAAACAAATAATGATCGAAGCTAGTACTGACATTAATCCAGAATGGACTGCAGCGTTTGATCGTAAAGTTAAAGCCAAAGTGGATATGCGTGATTGGATGAACGTTACTAAGACGTATATATCTAAGCGTGATTTGGGTGCAGTTCCA